TACGAACAAAGTGCTTCAAGCCGTTTGGAACATCGGTTGTCAAGAACCATGCGTTCGTATCGGTCAGGTAGTGGTTAACAGTGTAACCGCCTGGGATTGAACCATTGCTCTTTAACGCATTGATGTCGTTATCAGCTGTACCAGTACGTAGTTCAGTTTCTAACAAACGAGTTGAAACGAACATTAGTGATGGTGGAACAACTAGCTTAGCTGGTTTAGCAGCGATTAACAAACCACGTTCGTCAGTCCAAGCAGCGATCTGAATGACTGCGGCTTCCAAAGAAGTCTCATTCAAGTCTGCATTAACTGCGGGTCTGTTGCTGTTAACACCACCAGAAACTAATGGGTGCTGAGTAGAAAACAGAGGTACGCCGTCACCACCGTTAAAGCCAGCGGTAAAGCCGTTGTTTAGAACTGCAGCTGCTTTAGTTTGCTTGGTGTAAGCCATAGCACGAGCCAAAGACTTGGTATAGCGACCTGATAGGGCGTCATACAAGTTGTCCTCGATTGCCTCTTCAGTAATTGAGAAGCCGAGGGCGATGGTCTCGTGGTTGTATCGAGCAGTCCAAGCTTCCTGAGCATTGTCATAAGCAATTGCAGCACCCTCGTTTTTGACGGGGGCGGCACTAAAGCCGGAAAGTTTGGTTTCTTCTTCGAACGAACGCTCAGAGGTTTCAGTTTCGAAAATCTCTTTATGTTCTTCACCGTAGTTTTTGTACTCCATACCGAACAAGGCATTTAAGCCAGGTAGGAGCTCTTTCAATAATTGTGCGCGTGAAATAGCCATTTGTTAAGCTCCTTAAATGCCAGTGGTTACTTGAAACTGTGGCTGATTAATTTTCACGATAACTTCACGGAAAGCCGTGGTGTTAATCGCTGTCTCAGGCACAACATCAATGATACGGAATGGGAATGCAGCTGTGTTAGCTGTGGTATTAGCTTGAACTGAAGCACCAGAATTACCAGTGGTATTAGAACCGGTACCTGCGCTACGAATAGCATTCAAACCAACAACAGAACGAGTTACAAAAGTAACAGTTGCTGCATCACCGCTATTAGTTACTGCACACTTAAAAGCAGCTTGTGGATCAAGAACCACAAAAGCGATTGCGCTGTTTACGCCAGTAGGATAGTACTGAGCTTGGACAGTTTGACCTGAGCTGTTTACGTACTGACAACCAGTAAATACACCGAGTGTTGGCTCGGTAGCTGAGTTGTTAGTTACGGCTGATTTTTCAATAGTTCCACCGGAAACTAATTTAACAACGTCACCAAAGTAAATTGGTGTGCCATACGATGCAGTAATTGGATACTGACGAATGGCGCCGGCATAGGGTTTGCCGTCTACGCTGTTAAGGGCTAGAAATCCGTATGGAGATTCAACGGTTGGATAAGCCATTTAAAACTCCTTTAAGTTATCTACCACGTCCAAAAGTAACATCCGAACGCTTCTCACTAAACATCGGCATGCGGGAATCACTTTCTTTCATGAAGTTATTATCCACAGATAAAAGCTGCTGTTCGGACATACGCTCATAATAGCGCTGCCGTCCATTAGCATTTTGCTCTGTAGTCTTGCACAACATTAAACCACCAAAAGTCACTAACCCAGTCTTCGAGGGGGTTGTACCCGGTGCACCTAACTCTAGAAGAAGTTCAGGATGATCTTCAGCCTTCACTGGCTCCCAGCCTTCACGACGACGGAGCGATACATTTCGTTGGTCTTCAAGTCCCATTACGGATGTGCGGACCCAACGGAATCTATATCCATCTTGTGGTTCTGGTGTTGGTAATTGATTAGGAGGCACCCATGATTCCTCACGAGATTCTGCTTCACGACTTTCCAACTCACGGCTCATACGATTCTGATTTTTCATTTTCTTAACCTCTTCCATTAACAGCTTCCCATTGTTTCGCATATTCCTCTAAAGGAACTCCAAGACGACGCGCCACCGCAGCACCACCGGGTGGGACTTTTATGGTCTTCGAGGAGGGACTTCTAGAGGCGGGCGCGACCACAGTGGATCGCTGTCTATTTTGATTTTCTTTCCGGGGGGCATCCTCAAATTTCTCTGGGAACATCTCTCGGAGACGCAAATCAAGGCGTCTGTAATATTCATCCGTACGAGGGTCTATGCCTTCTCGTATGAGTTTCTTATCTGTAGCGTAAGCAATTGCCGTCATCTCATCATCTACACCAAACCAAGCATTGTTCTTTTGGAACCATGCCTCAGCTTTTGGATCAGCTTTTGGCACTGCTGGCTGCACAGATGGACTTGAAGCAACTGGCGCTTGGTTATTATATACAACATCTTCGGCTTGTTGTAAAGGGGGTCGACGAGAAAATTCTCTTTTTTCTGAAACAAGTTCAGCCATTTTCATCTGGGCTTCAACCATTCCATCAGAGTCACCAGACTCGTACGCCTCCTTATACGCTCTCTGTGCCTGAGAAAGTTCAGTGTCTAATTTAGATTTAACAGTATCGTTATAGAGAGTAGCTCCCTCACTCAATACATTCTTTAGACGCTTGTTTTCTTCATGCGCAGCTTGGGCATACCGCATTGCCTCTTCTTGCTCCTGCTGGATCTGCAGGCGCATCTGACGCTCTTCCTCAACCTGTTTCTTAAGGTTTTCGTACTCGTCGTCCTTGCTCTGCTTGTATTCAGAAAGCTCCGCACGTACCGCTGGTTTTTCGGCTGGGGCGTCATCTTCCTCTACTTCTACCGTAAATTCAGACTCGACAGCGGCTTCTTTCTTGGTTACTGCGTCCTCTGGAGGCAAGCCATCAGGACCCAAACCAGAGTCCTCGTCCTCAATTAAGGTCTTAAGTTTATTTACCATATGCTCTCCTTATGCTCGGGTAAATCCAGATGGGTCAACAATTACACCTTCTACGGTGTCATCATTGATTAGACGAAACTCGTGCCCACCAACGTTAAATCTGGTTCCTGAGTAGGAACGCATGATTATGAAATCACCTATAGAACACCAAGCCCCTGACGGGAACTTTATTGTGTCCTTATAAGCATCTTCTCCCATTGCCATGACGTACCCAACAACAGATGCGGATTCTTCTGCTTTCTTGGTTGCGTCAGTCAGAATAATCCCCGACTCCGTGGCTTTTTCCTCAAATACTGGTAGCGCAATCAACAGCTTCCATCCCTTTGGAATCGGCACAGTGCCAGATTTAAGCGATTCTTCTGCCTTTTGCTTTGTAAGCTCCAGACTTGGGTACCCCACACCTCTAATCATTCAATTTCTCCTTTCTTCATCCTATCGGCTAGTTCATTAAAAATGCTTCCTGCAAGTCCTAACCCTTGGATAAGTCCAGTCTTGTACTTATATTCCTCGAAGTTATTTATTGCTCCCTCTGCAAGTGAGACGGTATGAAACTCCACCTCATCCTGCAGCTTCTCCATGTATAAATCTTCAAACGACATCGGCATTACTTACTCCCCTTTCCCCGGTTTTACTGTTGCTTTAAAGCCTTCAAGCATCGCCTTAGCCTCCCGCTCTGCTTGTTTATCTTGTGCCATCTGATCCAATTTAGCCTGCTCCAAGGCTATACGGGCAGAGTTAAGTATGGCGTCAGACTCATCTTTCTTAGTCTTACGGTCCACATCAGCGGCTTTAATAGCCAACTCTTCACGCTGGATCTGATTAAGCGGATCTTGTGCCTGAGCCTGTTGCGCCTGCATAGCAGCGTCAGCCTCGTTCTTCTGCAATACCTTCTGAGCAGCGTCAGCCATGAGGCGGGAGAGTTGAACCTCCATCTCAGGTGGCATCTCAGAGCCAAGGGGCGGTATAGAAATACCCATAGCCATCTCAATCTGATTGCGATACTCAAAGCCTAGGTGCTCTGCAATATGCGCCTCCATAGCAGCCATGATGGCGTTCGCTTGTGGCGACTGACCAACCAACTGACGGATCTTCGGGTCTTTAACAGCAGATGTATGTACCTTGATATGTGCCTCATGGTCTTGCTCGATGAACGCCCTAACAGGTTTGCCCTGTAGAACTAGCGCATTCTCAGACACAGGATCACGATACGGGACATTGTCCTTATCTGGCACGATCTTATCGGCATTCTCTAGCCCGATCATTCTCACCATGCTGCGGTGCAAGAACGGGATGTCATAGATGTCAGGACGCTGTTGGGACAACTGCATCACAGCTTGATACTGCAACAGTCTTTGCGAGAACGTAGAGGCGTTCGGATCAGACACAGGAATAATATCTACCCGCTCGAAGTCCTCCATCTTCACCATCCGACTGGGGTCCACGTTGTACTCGTACTGTGCGGGTGGTGTCTCCGATATGATCTGTTTTAACAGACCAAACTCTTTCTTGAGCGTAGCGTGCATGCGAGCCTGTACGGCAGACATGATCTTGAGCATCCGCTCTAATACGGCAAGAGTTGTACCTACTGGAGTGTTCTGGTCAACGTCAGCAATCTTCAAATCTGCAACCGCCGCCATGCTACGACCTTGGTCAACGATCTTATCAAACAGAGCTAAGAGAGTCTGGCTAGGTTCTTTATAGGGCAAGAACGCAATGTTTTCTTGGATCTTACCGCTTGGCAGGTCCACATCTCTAAACTCGCCCGGCATGATCGGAGTCTCGTCTCCCTTAATCCTCATACCCCGGGTCTTTAAACCGCCGGGCAAGTTAGCCAATGTACCCGCATCAATTAACTGACGCAGGAGTGATGTTGCGCTCTTCGCATGTCCACCAATTAAGTGGATCAGTCCGTATGAATAGAACCCAAACCCAGGCACATAGTCATACTTGACGTAGTGCATACGGCGTGTGTAGGTCTCGTCCTCTTCATCCCAGTTGCGATAGATAGACAGGATCTTGCCGGTGTACTTCTCAATAGTTACTACATACGGAATCTCAATCTCACCCTCTGCACGGTAGGGGTCGGTCTCAATGTCGAGGTTGACGTTCATCTCCAGCAAGAGATAGCGGTCGTCTTTGACAATGTCAATTCCTTGAGCTTCTGCCTCG